TCAGTGCGGGAAGGTCGCCGAGCTCGTGTGCCCCGGCCCGTAGAGCGGGCTGGTCTGGGCGACGGTGTAGGTGAAGCTCGAGGGCGGAGAGCCGAAGTCGGCTGTTTGCTGCGCGGTCGTGTAGGTCGCCGACGGCGCGGTAAGCGTCATCGTCCGGACCAGCGTCAGTCCGTTGTAGATCGACAGCCGGTAGCCTTCGGGCGATTGGTCGAGCGGCGCATCGTCGGGCGTCCAGCTGTCGGTATCGGCGCGGCTGCGACGCACCCAGCTCAGCGCAATATCGCTGCTGCCGGCGGCGCGCGTCGCCGTCAGATGCACCGGCGCGAGCGGCAGGACAGGACCGAGCCCAAGATCGAGCTCAGAGACCTCGCCTGTCGTGTCGCTGGCGCCGGCACAGCTGCGCAGGTCGACCGCGATCCCGAGCCAGTCCGGCGGCACCGGCACCTCCGCCTCGCTGCCATCGAGCACAACCACGTCGTTGCCGGGCGACGCCGGTCCAATCGCGAAATCGGTCCCCATCTGTCCGCGCAGCAGATGCGACAGCGTATAGGCGCCCGGAGCGGTCAGCACCGACGTGCCGAAGCCGATGACCTCCCAGTCTCCGACATCATTCTGGATCGCGATGCGGTTGCCGCCGGCCAACACGTCGTCATCGTCGAGCGATGACAGATGTCCGTTGTCGAGCAGCACGCCGATGGTATTGCGGTCGTCCCACAGGTAGATCCCGCCCGTCGCGAGCGCAGTCGTCAGCTGGCCGAGACTTGCCGCGCCGCTGAGAGTGGTCACCTTGGCGCCGGAGTCATCCTCCACGACGCCGATCGACCCCGGCCAGGGTTGAGCGAACGCGGCAATGGCCAACCGGCTGTGAGAGACATCTTCAGTTGAAGGCGGCAGGTGCGCAATCTCGATCAACGGATCGGCAGCGGCCGGTGGGCCGATCGCTCCTGCTGATGGCCGTGAGGCCGCAACCGTCGCGGCGACCGACGGCGCGACCTGTTGCGCCGTCACCTGGCGGCTCGGACCATCACGCAGCTGCGTGATCTCGAACACATCCCCGTCGATGGTCACGGTGTCCCCGGCCTCGAGCGCGAGCAGCGACGGGGGCGCGACGAAACTCAGCGTGTCGCGCTCGGCCGTGGCATCGAGCAAGGCGTGTTCAGCCGCGATCCGAGCGTCGCCGACATCGAGCACGAAATCGGTCGCGACGGTGCTCAATTGCCCGGCCGCCGCAGCGATGGCTGTTACCGAGCCGGTGAGGTAGTCGCGCTCGCGATCGGCGTAGCTCAGCGCCAGCGCGCCGATCGCCTCGCCCGGGTCGGGCCGGCGCCGCGAGATCATCGGCGTATCGTCACCAACCACATCATCGATGACGATGGAAAGGCGCGCCCGGGCTGCCGTCACCGAAAGCCCATCGGCTCCGTCGTGGATATCGAGGCCTGAGGCCGAGAGCAGCGGCGCGAGCGCATCGCGCACGGTGCCCGGACCACTCAGCGCATAGCCGCGGACCAGCGGCGGCACCGCATCGACATCGCCGAACTGCGCCCCGCAATCGCGGCCGATCGCCCCGATCAGCTCGTCGGTCGCCAGCGCGCCAAGCCGCCCGTTGAGCCAGTGGCCCGTTGGATAGTTCGTGCCGTCGCTCCACACGTCGAGATCGTTTGGGAACGCCGGATACGGGCGCGCGTCCCAGGTCCAGAGCGAAATCCGCTCGACCATGCTGCCGCCGTGCCCGTCGGAGGGATTATTGGCCGGATCGCTCCAGTAGCCGAGCGCCGCGCGCAGCACCTGTCGCTGCGCCAGCGGGTCGGCCGCGCCAGTCGAGAAATACGGAGCGCCGCTTTCGCTGCTCTTGGGGTCGACGAAGATGTTGGGCTGGTTGGCACCCTTGTCGACCGCACCGCACCCCAGCTCGGTGAACCAGATCGGCTTCAGCTTCGCGGTCCACGCCGTCGGGCTCGCCGAGCGCACGCCCGCCGGGCGATCGTGATGGGCGTTGCTCCACCAGCTGACGAGGTCCTTGAACCGCCAGACCCACGGCTCGCTGTAGGCTCCGTCGGTGATCGGCGTGCGGGTTCCGGCCAGCCGGTCCGCATCGCTGGCGTAGTACCAGTCGAAGCCCTCGCCGCCGGCAATGTTGGCCTTGAGATAGTCCTCCGCATACGGTCCGTCCCAGCCCGCCGCATCGGGACCTTCGGCGCCGTCGCGCCAGTCGGCCATCGGCATGTAATTGTCGATGCCGATCGCATCGACGTTGGTCGACGCCCAGAGCGGATCGAGATGAAAGAGCTTCGCGCCGCCCCAGCCCTGCACGCCGGAATATTCACTCCAGTCCGCGCCATAGGTGATCTTGCAGCCGGATCCGACCAGCGCACGAACGTCGGCTGCCAGCGTCACAAGGGCGTCGACAAACGGGAAGCTGTTGGCCGGCCCCTGCGTCGTCGTCATGCCGCGCATTTCGGAACCGAGCAGGATCGCGTCCACGCCCCCGGCGTCGACCGCGAGCTGGGCGTAATGCAGAATGAAGTTCCGATAGGCCGTCGTGAACGCCGCAACCTCCGTCGTCGCCGCGCTCGTTCCCTGCGACGCTGGCAGGCACGCGATTCGCCCGCGCCACGGATAGGCGGGCTGGCCCAGCGGATTGCCCTCCGCAATGTCCATCAGCACGATCGGGTAGAGTGTAACCCGAAGGCCGCGGGCCTTTAGGTCGGCGATCGCCGCGAGCACGGAGTTGTCTGAGGGCGTGCCGCCATAGGCCGGGCCGCCATCGTGGGTCGTCACCACCTCCGCCGAGCCCCGGTCGATCCCGGCGACGCTCCAGCTCGTGCCCTTGATCGTGCGGTCGGAAGCCTCGACCTTCGGCTCGATCGTGCAGCTGCCGCAGCGGAGGTCGTTGCCGAACCAGGCGACGACGAGCGAGACGTTGGTGAGGTTGGGGCAAAGCGCCGTCAGCTCGTCGATCGACAGCGTCCAGTCGGAGACGGTCGCGCTTTGATGCGTCGTTTCGGGCGCGGTGACGCCGCGGCCGAGCAGTTGCACGCGTGGGGACGGGTCGTAGCCGAATTCGGTCGCGCCCGGTATCACCGTCACCGAGGTGATCGCCGGCTCGAGGTCGCCCACCACCCGGCAGAGCTCGACGGAAATGTTGGGAATGCGGTTGCCGAATGGCGCCAGCGGCAGCCGTTCGAAGACGATGTAGCAGAGCCCGCGATAGGCCGGCGCGTCGGTCTGCTTGGCCTCGATCAGGCTGTCGGCGGTCTGCGTCTCGGTGCCACGGTAGAAGCGCATGGTGAGGCCGCTGGTATCGAGCGGATTGCCGTCGGCCCAGACGCGACCGAGGCGCGCCACCTCGCCCTCGCAGAAGGCCACCGCGAAGTTGGCGGCAATCCCCGGGTCCGACGCGCCCTGCGTGCCCTTGGACCCGCTCGAGGATCCCCCCAGCTGCTCCAGCTGGGTCGCCCAGATGATGTTGCCGCTCAGCCGGTCCCAGCCGTAGAGCCGCGGGATCGGCACGCCTTCGCTCGAGCCTTGCACCCTAACATCAGAGCCCGCTGGATGCGGCTTGTCGCCGAAGAGCGAACTGTCGATCGCGTTGCCGGCCAGCGCGCCGAGCGCCCGCCCGATGGTCGCGCCGATCGGGCCGCCGACGGCGCCGCCGACCACTTGGCCGGCGAGCGAGAGTGCGAGGGTAGCCATCTAGAATGCGACTCCGGGAAAGTCATAGATGCCGGCGATCCGTCGGCGCCAGCCGTCCGAGAGATTTGCCTCAACCACGCCCAGCCCCTCCTGCGCGTGAACGAAGCGATCGGCGGCCACCGCGATGGCGCAATGGCGCGGCAGGCTCGACCGACCAAGGCGGAACAGCAGCACCTGGCCGGCCATCGGCCCTGCGGCCGAGCGCACGAGATAGCGGTCCGCCGCGCTCAGCAGGTCTCCCGCGTGACGTCCGTCGCGCCAGTCGGCGCGATAATTTGGCATCACCGGCGGGTCCTCACCATAAAGCTGGCGCCAGACGCCACGCACCAGCCCGAGGCAATCGCAGCCGGCCCCCAGCGTCGCCGCCTGGTGCCGATACGGCGTGCCGATCCACGCGCGCGCGGCATTCACAATCTCCACGCGCTTCATGTGAACAGCGGCGCTCCATCGAGCGGGTCGCCGCTTCGCGGATAACTCAGCACGAAGTCGTTGCCGGGGATGTGCGGGAAGCCGCGGAAGTCGGCGACGTTGGCGAAGCGGTCGCGGCAAGTCGAGAACTGCCGGTCGCAGCCCGCCGAGACCGTTACCGTGTCGCCGATGACCACGCGGTCACCGACCGGCGCCGAGAACGTCAGGATATCGGCGGTCCCTTCGCGCGAATGCGCGAGGATTGGGTCCTTGAGCCCATCACGCGCGCCGGAGGTCCAGCTCGCCCTGCCCAGAGTGAACCAGCCGACATCGAACGCCGCGAGGCCGCTCACCACCACCCGGTTGCGATCGCGAACGCCGGTAACCGTCGCGGTCGCCGAGTAGAGCGGATTGCTGAGGTCGATACCACAGCGCGTATCACCCAACGTTGCGTCGCAGAACGAGGAATAGATCCGTCCGCGCACCTGGTTCAGCGCCTGCTGCCCCGACCGCAGCTCGGCCCGGAACGCTCCATCCTCGCGCGTGATCTCGCCGATCGTCGTACGGCTGAGCAGCGCCCGCTGCGAGACGTCGCGCCAGTTGACGCGCCAGGTCTCGACCGTTGCGCCGTCATAGCGCCCGAGCAGGATGTCGTCCTCGTCGATCGCGTCGGAGGAGAGGACGCCGGTCACTTCGGAGGTGTCGATCTGCGCTCCCAGCGCTTGTGACTGCCCGCTCCCGTCGAGGCCATTGGCGGGGATGTAGTCCTGCCCCCCAAAGCTCAGCGTTTCGTCGTGGTCGGTGAAGCCGAGGACGACGCCGTCACCACGCGTGATGGTCCAGCAGCTCGCAAGCGTCGTCGCGCCCGTCGCGATATGCGCGGCAAAGCCCGGATCGAAGCTTCTCATTCGCGCACCTCGACAAGCGGGATGGAGGGGGCGTTGGCGGCGTCGAACGTGGTCAGTTCGATATCGAGCCGGTCGATGTCGAAGCGCACGGGCACGTCAAACAAGAACCCCGCGGTGATCGCTGCGGCGGCGGCCGGCGCGCTCGCAAAGGTAACGAGCCCGGTCAGCGTGTCGACGCTCCAACCGCTCGTGGCCTCGGTGCCGCCGATCGCGACGCGGACGCTGCCCGCCACCGGCTTGGTGATCGCCCGCAGATATGGATCGAAACTGGCGCCATAGATCTTGGTCAGCTGGAATGTCGTCGTGGTTCCGTCGCCCACTCCGATCGCCTGGTCGAGCGGCGTCGGTGTGCCGTCGCCGCCATTGCTCGAATGGTCGAGGGCGTCGCGCCAGAGGAAAGAATGGAAGCGCCCGCGCCGCTCCTCGAAGAAGGCCAGCACCGCCTGCATGTCGGCGCGCGACTTGACGCCGTAGCCGGCGTTGTAAAGGTGCCGCGAACTGGCCCAGCGCGAGTTGCGCTCCTCGCGGCCCGAGCTCAGCGTCACGATATCGGTCATCCGCTCTGGCCCACCGCGCGCGCCGAGCGCGACGTCGAGCGGAAATCGTACCGCATGAAAGGCCATCAGCTCGCCCTCGTCCCGCGTTTGACCGCCCGCAGCAGCATCGCGCTGACCTCGGCCTCCGAGACTGTGAAGCTGCGCGCGTCGCTCGCCGTCACATTGAAGTTGACGGTCACAGCGCCGCCCGCGCTCGCGACACCGAGCTTGCCGTCGCTGCCGCGGCTGAGCGGTAGGATTGCCTCCGGACCCGCCTCGCCGGCGAGCGCCAGGCCGCTGCCGGTCGGGAAATAGCTCGGCGCCGCGACCACACCACCATTGGCGAAGGCCGTTACGCCGCCCAGCGACGGATCGAGCGCCTGGAACAGTCCGTTGACGGCGCCCGAGATCAGGTCACCGACCGGCTTCAGCGCTGCACGCAGCGCGATGTCGGCAAAGGCGCTTGCCACATCGCCCAATACGGTCTTCAGCGACTTGCCGTCCGTCACCGCGCCCCTCAGGGCATTGCTAAGCGAACGGCCGACGCTGTCGGCGAGATCGCCGACGCGCTTCAATTCGTCCGACACGTCAGAGAGGCCGTCGGGCAGTATATCGCTCTGGCTATTGGCCATCGGGGAAGCGCTCCATCATGCGTTCGAAATCGCCGCGAGCCGGCGCCTGAGGACGTCGGCCGCTCCGTGCGGCGAAGGCGGCCGCTAGTTCGCGCGGGGTCAGCCCCCAGAACTCAGCGCTCGAGAGTCGCAGCACGCCGAAGCCGAGCTGCATCGCGTCACGCCAGGGAAACGGCGTCATGCGTCTCCTCCGAAGGTCGCGCGCAACAGCCGCGCCGCGATCTCTGCCGCGCCCTTGAGGCCGCCCTCGATCGACATGCGCGCGAGGTCGTCGTCGGTGATGGCGTTGCCGCCGCCGCGCAGGCCTGCGCCAAGGATCGTCGTCAGGTCGCGCGCGGATACTCGGCCCCCGGCAAATCGCTCGCTCAGGCCGCCGAGATCGCCAGCGTTGAGCCGCGCCTCGAGCTCAGCCAGCGCGCCGAGTGTCAGGCACAGCGTCCACTCCTCGCCGCCAATCATGGCCGCGATTTCCCCGCGATGGATGTTGGGCATCTGTCTCTCCCAATGAGTTGAAGTCAGCTGGTCCTGCCGATCAGGAAGGCTCCGGCGGTGCTGACTGAACCACCCCCACCCGTCCCTCCCCTCAAGGGGGAGGGAGGCCCGACTGATTGATCCGAGAAGGGGGCGGCCAGGGCCCGAGCCAACGCCGCGGAACCCTCGCTCCCCTCCCCCTTGAGGGGAGGGGCTGGGGGTGGGGGTCGTGCGGCTCTTGCGCGGACGACTTCATCACGCCGTGCTCATTCAGAACGGTCAGATCGCCGTGAACGTCAGCTCGCCTGCGCTTTCCAGCGCGATGTTGAACGTCACCTCGCCGGTGTGGTCGCCCGAGAACTCGAGCGCGGTGATCTGAAACGCCCCCTGCACCGTGCCGAAATCCGGCAGGATCAGCTGCCAGTCGCGGACCGTGCCGTCGAAGAACAGCCCGCGGATCTGCGCATCCGATGTCTGATCCTTGAAGACGCCCGTCCCGCTCACCGAAGCGCGCTTGATGCCGCCGCCGGCGAGCAGCTCGCGCCACTGCCCGGCGCTCTCGGCGTCGGTGATGTCGACGCTCGCCGCATTGAAGCTCAGCGAGCGCGTGCGGAGGCCTGCGACGGTCAGGAAGCTGCCGCTTCCCGTCTGGTCGAGCTTCACCAGCATGTCCTTGCCGCTTTGGGCTGCCATGATATGTCCTATGCTGAAGGTTCGGAGTAGAACGTCAGTGCAACCGCGGCCCGCGCTCGGCCGGTTGCCTGGTCGATGATGGTGTCGGTGCGATTGTGGCGCGCCAGCGTCACCGTGAGCGTGTCGCTGCCGAGCGTCGCGCTCGTCGCCACCATCATGATGCGCTCGGCCATCGCCACAGCTGCCTTGCGGCTCGCATCCGCCGCCCAGGCGTGAAGGATCACGCGGTGCTCGTAGCCGGGCGTCGTGTCGCCATCGTTCGCGAGCACATCGTGCCGCGCGATCGTGACATAGGGTGGCATGCTGCCCTTGGGTGGAGCGTCGAACACCGGCGCGAGGGCCGCAAGCTCGGTGTCAGCACGAAGCGCGGCGACGAGCGTCGCCTGCAAGGCGAGGATCGGATGCGTCATCCCGTTACCGCCCGTTCGCTGCACTGGCAACTGAGATAAGCCTTGCCGCCATTGAGATCGGCGGTGGACACCACATCGAGGTCGCGGCCGCGATAGGTCACGCGATCGCCGGGTCCGAAGTCGCTGCGATAACGCAGCACAACCGAATGCGTGAGCGTCGTCCCCCTCGCCTCGCCCTCGGCGATCTGTCGCGCGCTCAGCGCGCGCACCCGCGCCCAAACCGTCCCGAGGGGCGTGAACATCGCGATCTCGCCCCCCTCGTCTTCGTTCGTCATCGTGCGGGTCTTGAGCTGCACGCGGTCGGTGAGCGTGCCGATCGGCGGAAGCGCATCGCTCACAACCGCACCCGCACATAAGGCGCGACCAGCCGGTCGAAGCCCACCGGCGTCACACCGCTCGCCGTGTCGCGGTGCTCGTACCAATAGGCGACCAGCACGAGAACCGCCTGTTTGAGATCGCCGGGCACGGCGCTCGTGTCGCCGTAGCCGGCGACATAGTCGATGGTCAGATCGTCGACCGGCCCGACAAGGAGCACAGTGTCGCC